CCGTCGTGCAATCCTGTTTTTAGCAATAAAAATTGGATGATAAAAGGGTTTAATCATCAAATAAAAGGCGGCTCGTATATTACTATATTAAAGCTAATGCTGGCTGTGCCCAATGTTGAATTAAGCAGAGATTCTAATTTAGGCGGTGACCCCAACGGCTTTAAGACAGAAATCAAAGAAAACAAAGATTGTGGAAAGTGTGTAAAATAAAATGTGGCTCAATAAATCAGAGTTAAAAAAAATAGAGTTAAGATTAAGTAATATCGAAGAACGATTCGGTAATATGAGATATGAAACAAAATCTGTTGTACAAAGCCAACTTAACGATGGAATGAAAGTTTTTGTCCAAGAAGAAACACTAAACGGTATTTATTTAGCTTTCTGTATTGACACTATTGATATATGGAAAATGAACAGAATAAGATTTTTCTGCCCATTTTTACACAATCCCAGCCGTCCTTTAAAAGAATTTCCTTTTGCTTATCCAATATCAAGCATGGGTGGAATTGATGATTCTGGTTTGAATTGGGTGCCTCCAGCAGGCAGCACAGTTGCCATTATGTTTGAAAATGGAGATAGAAATGCTCCTTATTATTTAGGCACAGTTTGGCATAGAAACAGAGGTCCTGCAGGAAGGCATAACTGGCTTTACGGTTCAATGGGAGGTCCAGACGGCGAATACAATAAAATATATGAAGGCAAAAGAAAGGGATATTTAGTAGGAGCTAACGATGAAAGTCAAGTTCTGCCCCCTTGGAATACCGAAAGTTATAACGGATTTGATCTTAATTCTATAGTTGACTTTTCCAGTGATCCCGAGGCTCAAAAAAGAATAACATATCCAAATATCTACGGTTTTAAGACACCAGAAAAACATATGCTTAAAATGGTGGATGGAGATGCCAAGTGCAATAGAAAATGGAAAAGAATGGAGTTGATGTCCAGTTGTGGTAACTGGATGATGTTTAAAGATGATCACTTACATTATGGTGGTCAATGGGCGCATACCAGCTGTGGAGCAAAACCAGGAGATGTTAGTTGTGTGCCTGGACAAGATGAGGGAAGCCCAGAAGATGATACAACTAGACAATATGGGTTAATAAGCAGATACCAATCTTCAGGAGAAGATGCAACTTCCCCAGAAGCTCAAACCACAAACGTTAGTCCAAGAGGATATAACCCAAAAGAAAAAGTTAGTTGTGATGGCAAAACAAGCAATAAAAAGATAATAGGAGGACATCCAAGCACAGGTAGCCCAAATTCTAAATATCCTGATAGCCAGGTTGGGGATAACCCTTATTTTAAACACGAGAATGAGTGTAGACCTTATAAGGGTCCAAAAACACCCCAAAACAATAAGTGTGATTTGCCGCAAACTGGGATTCAGTTCATGAGCATATCTGGGCATACTTTTGTTATGGATGATAGTGTTGAAGAACCATCAGGCGAAATGGGTTGGTCTAGATCCACAAAAGCTTTTGATTTTGGATGCAACAACACTTTTGCAGGAAGAATGTATCTTAAAAGTGCCACTGGACATTCAATAGAAATTAGTGATCTGGAGACCAGTGGTAAGGTTCCAGCCAGAAGTGAAAATAATTATATAATGTTAAAGACTGCTACTGGCAATAAAGTAGAGTTAAACGACCACACAATAGCACCTTGTACAGCGGGATCAAGAAGAGGCATACACATACAAAGTACTTCTAACCACACTCTGGATATGTGCGACGAAGCAAACGAACAATGTTCTGAGACTCGCAAAGAAGGAGCTAGTCCGAAGGCTTCTGCCAAGAAAGCCTTCATTAAGATGAGAACAGGCTACGGTCTGGAGATACTAATGAACGATTCATCTTCTCAAGAAGAAACACAACAACAATATATACAGTTGCTTGCTCCTCAAAAAACAAAACCAGGTAGTTGTGGACCTCATATAATAAGAATGCAAGAGAGTACTAACTCCGAAAACTCTTATATATTTTTACGTTCTGGTGGTAGGTATGTTATTTCTACATGCAAAGACAAAGTTGAAATAATAGGAGATCCAGAAAAAAATCCATCTGATTGCGTAGAAATAATAAGTAGATTAAAGGTTGTTTCTACAGAAGATTATTATGTTAATGTTACCAAAAAATCTCATGTGTTTGTGGCAAATGAGAAAATTTTATTGCTTGCTGGAAAAGACTGTGCGCCAAAAAATAATGATGACGGGTGTGTTCCATGCTTGGGTCCTGTTGTTGTGTATGTAGGTGGATGCTTGAGACTAAGCGATAGAGTTTATGCAAGTGCAAGTTGTACCGCTAAGCCGGCAAGCATATTCATGCTTGAGCCTCTGGTTCAGTGCCCAACTGATCCTTGCTGCACATCTAGTGCTGGAACTCCTGCAGATCAAGCCGCAGATGAGTCCACTCTAAGAGCAAAACAAGCTATTACTTCAGGCGAAGCTTCAGAAAATCAGGCTTCTAGCGTATAAATAAAAAATATTAAGCTTATATAGTGTATGGCTAATTTTCTTGGTCTACCATATCCTGTAGTAAAAAACCCCCTTGGATTTTTTAGAACTCAAAGCGGAGTCTCTCAAATAAAATCAGATTTGTTATCTTTATTGTTAACAAATCCTGGAGAACGTGTATTTCTATCTGATTTTGGCACTCCTCTAAAAAGGTTGATATTTGAGCAAAACGACACAATACTGGAGAATATGGCTAAAAACATGATAGCAGAAGCCATATCTATTTGGGAACCCAGAATAGCTGTCAATCAAATAGAAGTATCTAGAAGTGTTCCAAGCAGCAGTTTAAACGCAATGGATCCTGGAGAAGATGTAGATAATATCTTATATATTAAAATAACTTTTGTAGATCCAGAACAAATATCTGAAGTTCAAGAATTAAGATTACAAATTCCATTAACTTAAAAAGTAAAAACTATATTAACACTATGAGCAACTGTCCATTTGATATAACGCCGTATGCACAATCGCAAACTATAAAAAAACCAAATATTTTTAATTTAAACTATACAAATCAAGATTTCTGGTCGATGAAGACTAGACTGGTTGAATTTATAAGGCAGAAATACTCAACGGAGTTTAATGATTTTGTTGAATCTTCGGTTGCAATTATGCTGATAGAGAATTGGGCTTTTATAGCAGATACTCTAAGCTTTAAGATGGATCAAATTGCCAATGAGATATTCATAGATACAGTGACAGAATTAGAAAATGCATTTAGATTATCTAAGTTGGTTGGTTTTAAACCTCAACCTCCAATAAGCGCAAGATCTCTTTGGACAGCAACAATTAGTAATACTTTAGATTTTGATTTGATTATACCAACACCTTTTGATGTTGAAACCGTAAGTGGCGAAAGCATAATAAGGATAGAATTATTTCCATCAGATGCTGATAACAATCCTATACTTGACGATGATATTATTATACCTGCAGGCAGTTTCGTTAACGCAAGCGTTGTGGGTCTCGAAGGAATAACAAGAAATGATATTGTGGATGGAACAGGTCAGGTTGGTCAGACTGTCGTCTTGAGTTATTTTCCTGTGATATATGACTCGATTAGAGTTTCTGTGGACGGGGTTAGATGGAACGAAGTAGATTATTTCACCGATTCTCAACCAAGAAGAGAATATAGAGTTGAATTTGACTCTACGTATACTGCTTATGTTATATTTGGAAATAATAGAGCTGGGCTTTTACCCTCACAAGGATCTCAGATATCAATAACATATAGGACTGGTGGCGGTTCTATAGGCAATATTGTAGCAGGAAGTGTAAGTACTCAAACCATAATAAATCCTCCGAACTATGAGATTAGTGTTCCTGTAACTTTTAACAACTATACTAAGGGTCAATATGGTTATAATGGCGACACAATCGATGACATTAGAAGAAAACTTCCTCAATATTTGAGAACACAAAACAGAGCCGTCACAGGTCTTGATTACAAGACATTATCAGAGCAGTTTGTTAGTCCGTATCAAGGTCAAATTGGAAAATCTGTTGCCTCTTTAAGAAATTACGGTTGTTCAGCAAATATAGTAGATATTTATGTTTTAGCAAAACAAGATGAACAAACTTTAGAAAAAGCAAGTGATCAACTCAAAGATGAACTTAAAGTATACATAGAAGAAAACAAAATGATAACAGACTTTATTTGTATACGGGATGGATTAATAGTATCGGTTGATATTTCTGTTGATATTTTTATAGATAGACTCTACAGAAAATTCGAAGATGAAATAAGAGAAAAAATTATAAGAAGACTATCGGATCTATTTTTGTTAGGCAATTGGGATTATGGTAAAGTAATAAGAGATGCTGATCTTATTAAGAAGCTATCTGATATAAAAGAACCAGATCATTATGAAGTTTCTTTTACAAATGATACAGAATCTGCCGTTTCTGTTGTTG